GAACTTCCGTCACGCCTTGTTCGTCATCAGGCCCAAGGCTTGCCGGGTCCGTCGGCAAGGCGCCGACTGCTCCCGATTCCTGCTGGTACTCTTGTTGGTTGGCCAGTTCGGTTTCCCAGTCCAAGCCTAGTTCGTGGGCAATGGTCGGCACCGACTTTACCCCCATGGTGGCGTAGATCTGGTTGGCCGCTGCTTCGGCGCCCTTGTCGCGGGTTTCAAGGCTCGGCGGTGTTGCCGATAGGTCAATCAATTCGCAGATATTGCCGGGAAGCCTGCCCGCCATGGCCGCGTTCTTAATGGCCGCGGTAACGACTCGCAGGAAGGGCCGCTTGTAAAAGCTTTGCAGGCGAAGACAATTCCTTAGGAACGGGCTCTCCGCGGTAAGGCTGCTTGAATAGTTGTTATTGCTTGCGTCGGCACTGACAAGCCATTCGGGGGCGTTGTGACGGTTGCCGGCTGAGCGTAACAGGCTTTGGAGTATCTCGAGGTGCGCGGTTGAATTCGCGGCCCCGGGTGGCGTTACGTAATTCATTCCCTTCGGGATGTCGAGGAAGCTTCCCGACTGTAACGTTTGATAATCGGTCTCCTTCTGCGTCACCGGGCTGAAGGTGCTGTAGTCTGTCATGCCGGCGTTGAAGGTCTCCACTTGTCCCACGGTGTTGTTGTCGTGTTGGCGAATGCCCGCGATGGCCGCCTGAACCGCGGCGCCTTCCCCAAGGTTCTGGCGCAATTTCGCCGCCACCATGAAGGCGTCGAGGGTTTCATAAGAGAAGTCCGATAGCCCGCGTTTGATGGCTCTTTTTACGTTGCACTTAATGTGGACCACGTCTTCGCTGGGCACCTCTTCGCCGATGCCGTCCTTTGCATCTTCCTTGCCACCTGGCGCCAGGTAGTGAACGTAATAAGCCCGCACGTTGAATACGTCGTCTAGGTCTGTTTTGATGCCGTAGGCCCAATCTGCCAGCTCATGCCCCGGCGGCTGGAATATCTGCTCCGGTTCGATGGTGCGAATGTTGAGCTTGCCGTTCTCCTGAAAGAACATCCGGATAAAGGCTTCGCCGTCCTCGCGGCTTCGCTGGAAGATTTCTTGCTCCATTTCGGACCACGCGTTCCGCTCGCAGAATTCGTCGATGATGCGCTGCACCCGGTCCATGGTGCTCTGGTCAATGTCTACTCCCTTCCGCGGCTGGGCCTTGTACGTGTAGCCGGTGCCGATGACATAGCTTGTCAACCCGTTCAGCAGGCCTTGCGCGTTGGGGTTCATCGTGGTCAACATTCGGGCTTGGGCCCGAATCAGGCTAAGCTGTTGCTCCGAATACCAGAACGGAAAGTTGGAACCATACCTCCTGTCGGTGGGCTGGCTAATCGGGTAGGAAAGCATTCCACCGTCGCGATACCGGGCCAAGATGTCCGAATATGCGGTGAGCCAATAATCGGAGCCAGCGTAAGACTCTTGCAACGTCTTGGCGCGTTTTAGCCGGCTGATCTTTAGTTCTTCCTCAAGGTTTTCGCGAACCTGGCGGGGGCTTGGCGCCGCGGGTTGTGGCTGCTTGCCGGTGATGCGTTCCCAAAGTGTCATGCGCGTAACCTCCGCACCGGCGCCGCTGATTGCCTGCCGTTGAATTGTTCGATCATAACACGAAGTGCCATTTCTAGACTATCGGGCCCGTCGTCATGGTCCGCGGTGGGGAAGTCTCGCAGTTGGTCCACCAGAAGCTTCGTGCCGGGGCTTGCCGACTTGAAGCGTATGGTCCCTTGCCCGAGGTAGGGTCCAAGGCGCCGGATTCTTACAAGCTTGTTTACGCTGTTGTGAAGGGGCACCACCGGTATGGGCATACCCGCGGCTCGGGCCCGTTCCGATAGCTGCACCGCCAAGAGCTCTTGGAACTGATTCGCCTCCACCACTACCGCGGTGGCGCAGAAGTTCCGCTGGTGTTCTAGGGTGGCGTCGATGATTGCTTCCGAAGTCCGGCGCGCAAGGTCCGCTTCCACGTATAGGGTGCCGTCGCGATCTCGGCCAAGCATTACGATTGCTGAATAGTCGCCCTGCCTGCCGTCCCTGCCCTTGGACGGGTCCACCGCTATGGTGCGCGCCGTGATCGTGTTGGGCCAATCGTCAAACCAGATCCCCTTGCCGAAGTAATCCTCGGGCCATTCGGTGCCGCCGCCGCTTCGGGGCTGTTGTTGGTACAAGGCGCTCCACTGGTAGTCACCGATGGAAGCTTTCATCCGCTCAAGGTCCGGGAGGTCAAACCGTTCCGGCCAAAGAGCCTGCCCATGGGTCCGCCTGTCATAGGCCGCGGGTTCCGCCGGCGCAATAGCCGGGAGGTTGATTAGGTCCCACTGGTCGGCCCCGGCTTCCGCTTGCGCCAGCGCCAATAGCTTGCCCGCCAGGTCCTCGGTGTGCCACCGGGTCATGACTACCAGGATTCGGGCATCGGCTTCCTGTCGAGTGGAAAGGGTGCTGGTGTACCAGTCCCACGTACTCTGTCGATAGCTGGCGCTGTCGGCTTCCTCGCGGTTCTTCACCGGGTCATCGACAATAAGCCAGCTCCCGCCCATGCCGGTGATACCGCCGCCGACGCCGGCGCTTCGGTATACGCCGCGCCGGCCAACAATCTCAAACAGGTCAGAGTTCCTGAGCCAGCTTCCTGATACGGTTCGGTTGCCGCCGTCGTTAAGTCTGGTTTCGGGAAACAACCGTTGGTAAGCCGGGGTGTCCATCACGCGCTGAACGTCTCGGTTGTTCCGGCTCGCAAGGTCCGCGCTGTAGCTCGCCGCGATAATCGAGGCGTCTGGATTGATTCCGAGAAGGAAGGCGGGAAGGCGCCGGCTGATTAACTCCGACTTTCCGTGCCGGGGCGGTAGGCTCACGATAAGGCGCCGGGCGCCACCGGTAATCATGCCGGCGATGCGCTCTCCAATGAGATGGTGATACCATGCCGGCTGATATTCCGGCATAGTGTACTGGGCGAAGCTAACCAGGTTCCGCCGGGCTTGCCTCCGGCGTAGAAGCTCCGCCGCCGCTGCCGGTGGCGCCACTGGCGCGGGCTGCGATCCTGGCGAGCTGCTCATCGGTTAGTTCCTCCGCAGGTTGCGATATCGTCACCCGAGTTTCTTGCTCGACTTCCTGCCGTTCAACATATCCGCGGCGCTTGCCGATAGTCTTAAGCGCCATGGCCACCGCCCACGGGGCGCCGTTTAAGATGGCCCGGTTGAACTGGCTTTCTGCGTGGTCAACCATGCTTTCGCGGAAGTCTTTGCATAGCTGCAATAACCGCGGGTGGCGCTCAAGGAAAGCATTCAGCCCCCACCTTGTACACCCAAGACGAGTTGCCGCCGCCGCCACGTTTCCGGAGCACGCCGTCAAAACGGTAAATACTTCGGATTGCTTAAGCCTTGGCCCGCCCATAGTAGCTATATTCCTCAGTTCACAACAACCCAAACAGCCTAATCATCTTGTTTTACCGGCCTTAGCCATTGATCAATAACGGCCCGTGCTACCTGTTCTGCCATTTTCGGCGGTACGCTCATGCCTACCATATATTTGCCGATCCTGTCAGTCTTTGCGTGGTAATCGTCAGGAAAACTTCCAAAACGTTTAGTTTCCCGAAAAGTAACATTCCGGCATTCGTCCCAATGTCTAATAACAGGAGTTGATGGAACAGTGATGCAAGGAGAATTTTTATCTAATTTCTTTATTGAAAAGCCTGTTTGCTTTCCCGTCTCCCTCATTGCTGGCTTTCCGTAATTTGATCCGCATTTTGTTTTGTGCCACCACTTCCTATCGTTTGCTGTCGCCGCGGTTTCTTCACGTTCCGCCGCTGTCAATTCTTGCACATCCCTTGTCGCTTCGCCAGCGCTAATCCATCGGTGCTTCGGCGCAAATTTCAACAATGGCGCCTCAATATCGTTTCGCAGCGCACAAAAAAACACTCGCTCCCGCCGTTGCGGAACTCCACAATCTGCCGCATTCACAAGGAACAATTGCGGCCTGTATCCAATTCCCTTTAGCCTTTCCATCACAAGCTTCGTGTAACCTTTTGCGTTGCCCATGATCATTCCCTTAACGTTTTCCGCTATGGCAACGCGGGGCTTTAAGCGCTCCACCAGGTCAAGGTAATCAAAGAACAAATCGCTCAGTACCTGAGAAGCTTGCCCTTCCCGAAAGTGCTTTTTTTTGCCCCAATCTTTTTGCCGATTCCCCACTATTGAAAACGTGCTGCATGGTGGCGATCCATCAAGAATATCCAAGGCGAATAGTTCTTCGGGAAGCTCCGCGGTTAACAAGTCACGAATCGGGCAAAGATAATACAAGGGCGGGTTAAGGTTCTTTTTGTAATGCCATGCCATTTCCGGGTCGATATCGTTTGCCGCCACAATCTTGCAGCCTGCCCGTTTATACCCCATCGAAGAGCCACCGCCACAAGCAAACGTGGACATAACCTTAATGCCGTTTTGAGGCACTGAATCAAGGTCCGATAGCTTCCAACTTATTTCGCTAAGCTCTTTCATTGTTAAACTCAAATTTACATTTCGGGCAAATCGTATCAAACTCAAATTCTTCCACGTCTACTTCTTCCGTCTGGCCTTCTTCTGCGCCAGGTATCACCCCCGCGGCTTCCGCCAGCTCCGCCAACATCGTCGCCAAGGCCTGGTTCCCTGTCTGTACATCCCTCAGCAGACTGTCCAACTTTACTGCGTCGTTGTCCGCCATGGCGCCGATAGGGTCATAGGTTGCGAGTATCTTGTCGGCTTCCGATTCTGTCACATCAAGCACAAGCACCGGTATTATACCGGCGCCGGCGGTTTCGCTACGTAGGTGGCCATCAATCAACATCAGGCCTTCCGGCGTCTCCCGGGCCAATACCGCACCGGCGAAGCCCACTTCGGCGAGAAGGCCTTGAAGCGCTTCGGCTTGGGCCTTGCCGTGAGTGCGCCAGTTCCTCGGATTGGGAATTAGGTCACAAGCCGGCACCCGTCGAAGCTCCTTAATCCTGTCCCGAATCTTCATCGCCTAGTTCCTCGGATAGCTTGTAATTCAGCCCCCTGCCCGCGGTATGCCGATGGTGCAGGATGGTATCGTGTTCACTGAACGGGTTCATTCCCTTGGCCACCCGTTGGGCCATCTTATCAATTTTCTCGGCGCTGCCCGGCGCCGTGTCTGTATCCCGCGGGTCCTCGGGCCTGTCTCCGAAAAACTCCGGAAGCACCATTCGGCAAAACGTTTCCCAAGCTTCTACTTCCATCGAGATTGCGCCGCTGGCTTCCTCGATGCGCTCCACCAGCACCCGAATTA